AAAGGATTAGGTTCACTTCCGGGAGATATTTCTGAAAAGTTTGATCCGTTCTTAATGCCTCTTTATGATAAACTAGAAGAAATTATTCATGCAGGAGATGTTGCATTCCTTAAAGGACAAGAAAAAATTGCTGCTGCACCAATTAACTTCCTTAGAGGAGCATCTTGGAATAATAAATTAATTGTTGCTGATGAAGCTCAAAACTTTACATTTAAAGAGCTTACCACATTGATTACTCGTATAGGGGAAGACACTAAGATTATTATCTGTGGCGATTTCATGCAAAGTGATATTAATGGTCGTGGAGGATTTAATCAAATGTTTAGCATCTTTAATGATCCTGTTTCAGAGAGCAATGGCATCTGTGCATTTACATTTACAGAAGCAGATATTGTTAGAAGTCAAATACTTAAATTTATTATCAAGAGACTAAATGGTTAAGTAATGTGTAAATATATGTGGTAACAATATACGCTCAAGCTGCGAAAAGCTACACATAAAGATATTTTACCTTAAATAATAGAAAAAGTATGGTTTACTACTTATACTATAAGTATAGGTATGAATCATATTTTTTGTTCTAGTTGTGGCAACAAGATCCAATATAGTTTAGCTAAACCAAATTTCTGCACTAAGTGTGGTACAGGTTTAGGTACTATTGCTGTTGCAAGAAATACTGCACCATCTAAAGTTCATGTTCAACAAGAATATGATGATTTAGAGGAGGATGAAACAGGGATAGATTTTATTCCTGATATTAGAAAGTTAGCTGTTGATATTGAACCTGACGGCGGAAACCATTCTTTTACTTTTGGTAGTTTATTTGGCGATAGCACCAAAGCGTATACTGGTGGGCGCAGGAAATCAATAGATGACTTCATTGATGAAAAAAAGCGATAAACAAACATTTGAAGACAACTCAGATATAATTGATGCTGCTATTAAAAAGCAAAAAAATAAATGGCAACTTAATGCTATTAATTGGTTCGATTTTGAAGATGTTGAGCAAATCATTAAAATACATATCCATAAAAAATGGGATATGTGGGACCAAGATCGACCTTTGGAACCTTGGATCGGTAGGATTATATCCAATCAGATACGAAACCTTGTTCGAAACCATTATGGTAACTATGTTCGCCCTTGTGTAAAATGTCAATTTAATATGGGGGATAATACTTGTTCAGCCACAAGAACAGGTCTCCAAGATAATCAATGTAAATTATATGATAAATGGTCTAGTCAGAAAAAAGCTGGGCTAGATTTAAAAATTACTGTTTCTACTGAAAACCATATTAATGAAATAAGTTCGCGTCCAGATAATGATTTTTCTTACGATTTATCTATTACAAAATTAAATGAGCATATGATAGGTCAACTAAGCACTGTTCATTATCAAGCATATCTTATGTTATTCTTTCAAGATTGTTCAGAAGAAGAGGTTGCTGCATTTATGGGATATAAAACTAATGAGAAAAAAAGAAAAGCAGGTTATAGGCAAGTAAAAAACTTAAAATCTATTTTCCAGAAGAAAGCAGAAGAGATAATTAAAAACTTTGACATAATAATCAATGAAACTGACTGAAGAACAAGAACAATTTCTTAAAGAGAATGGCACAAAGATTAATTCTTTAATAGAATTGACCCAAAAATGCTTTAATAATGAATTATTAGATGGTCGAGCTAAAGAAGGTAGACTTGTAAGGAAGTTTTTGATCGAAAATGAAATTTCTTTTGGCACAACTAAAAAAGAAAAGAAAGAAGGTATTGAATTCACTGACCAAGAGAAGCAATTTATCGTAAATCAAGCTCAATCTGGCCTTTCTTCATTAAGAATTGCAGAATTATTGTTTCCAGACAAGGAAATTAAGCCATTAAGTCTTGAGCAACGTGCAGTTTTAGATATTTTAAGAGAAATTAACCCCGATATTGTTCCATCGCAGGATACTGGACTATTAAATAGTTATATTCCCGCAAAATCTCCATCTAGAATTGTTAAAAAGATTAATGATGCTACTGGTTCAGACCTAGAAGAAGATAAACTCAATAGGCAATTCAGAGTCAGAGTAGAAAAGCTTGCAATCAATCTTGCAAATTCACGTTTTGTTCGTATTATGAATAATTATCTATCAAAAGATGATAGAGATCTATTTGAACAAGAATTCATTCGTTTAACATGGGATAAACCTGACCTTACTGCTGATGAAATTAATCTTTACCTTAATGTTTGTAAGGAAATTATCAATTTGGAGGTTGTTAGCAAGCATTTGAATAAACTTAATGAATTATTTGATGAAGCTAATGATCAAAGCGATATGACTAATAGATTATCAGAAATTATTAAGTCAAAAAGTAGTGAATATCATCAGTGCGAAACTAGAATTGAAAATTTAACTAAAAAACTGCAAGGTGATCGTGCAGAAAGAATGAAAAGCAGAAATAAAGAAAATGCTTCAATTTTATCAATAGTTCAATTATTCCAAGAACAAGACGAGCGCAGAAACATGGTGCGAATTGCTGAAATGCAAAAGGCACTAGTTAAAGAAGAAGCTCATCGTCTTGAGGGTATGGCAGAATGGAAATCGAGAATTTTAGGCGTAAATATGGATGACGTTATTTAATATGAGACTTAATCAATCACTATATCAAACAGATAATGCTAAAGGATTCTTTAGCTATGGAGATCAACATCCTAGTTACATAGACATAGTTTATCATTCGTGGTCTAAAGATAAAGAGCGATGGATAAAAAAGTGCGCTTTTGAGAAAAGAATTGAAGTAGGAAGAAAATATGGATCATCTGAAGCTAAAAAAGAGTCAAGAAAAAAATGGCTTAATAGTGAAGATGGAAAAGCTTATGAAAAAGCTCGTAGACAAACTGAAGAATATAAAATAGCGAGCAAAAATAGATGTAAAAAATGGAATACATCTGAAATTGGCAAAAAATACTATAGAAATTGGGAGAAAAACCCCAAAAGGAAAGCTCAACAAGAATCTAAATCTTCAGCAAGAAGAGCAAGATGTGGAATTAATCTTTCCAAACAATTTCGTAAAGAAATAAATGAAATTTATGAACTTAGAGCTGAAATTAATTTAGCGTCTGCTGCCGCTGGATCTACAACAAGATATCATGTTGATCATATTTACCCATTAAAAGGAAAATATTCAAGTGGTCTTCATGTACCTTGGAATCTGCAAATAATCACCGCAGAAGAAAATCTTAAAAAAAGTAACCATGTCATTTAACTGTAAAGAGTGTGAGGCATCCTTTGATGCTTTAAAAAGTCTACATGCACATGTTAAAAAACATGATATGCTGTTAGGGGATTACTATGTCAAACATTTTCAACGTAAAAATAAGCTAACTGGCGAATTATTGCCATTTAAGAACTATGAAGATTATTTTGAAAGAGACTTTTCTCAACCTCACCAACTCATGGAGTGGTGTGATACAGCACCGTTTGGTGCAGTAAAAAACTATATAGGAGAAATATTAAATAAGAAAATTAAATTCAAGAATTTGAAGTCTGGTTTAAGTTCTGTTGAGCTTTGTACTTATGGATTGCCTGAGATTGATGTTTATAAAAAATATTTTGGCAGTTATACTGATGCTTGTAAAAATTGTTTAGTTGAACCTATGTTTGGTCATAAATTGCCAAAAGAATTCTGGAATGATTATTCAAATGTAAATATTCTTGTAGATACTAGGGAACAACAACCATTAAAGTTTAAAAAGTCTAAAATAATGAAATTAGACATTGGCGATTATGCTGTTGGGGGAGAATTATACAATTATACTCATGTTGATAGGAAATCTTTTGCTGATTTCTGTGCTACAGTAACAAATTCATATGTTCGTTTTGCAAAAGAGTTAGATCGTTGCAGAAGTTTAGGGTGTTATTTATTTATTGTGATAGAAGCTCCACTTCATGGTATGGCTGAGTACAATAAACAAAGCTACAAGAAGTTTAACCTTAATTATGTTTTTCATAGTATGAGAAACTTACAAAGAGAATACGGTGATTGCTGTCAATTTGTTTTTAGTGGCTCAAGAGAGCTAAGTGTGGAATTAACTCCAAAATTATTAGTATTAGGCAAGTCTTTATGGAAAACTGATATACAATATTTTTGGTCAAAGAGAATTAAATAATATGGCTTGGGAACCGGGTATACAAAAAAGAAGAAAAACATTTCCAAACATCAATCAAGAGTTGATGGATGCAGAAGGTTATATTGAAGAGCAAGAAGCCAAGATTTTATTTTATAAATTCCTTAGAGAGAATCCATCATTTGCTTCAGAACTATTAACTGGCGTAAAACTATTCCCATTCCAACATATGTCCATTAAAGCTATGATGGAGACAGATTACTTTCTAGGCATTTGGTCACGTGGTATGAGTAAGTCCTTCTCAACTGCCGTCTACGCGATTCTAGATGCCATTCTGCACCAAGGAGTGCATATTGGTATTATTAGTAAATCTTTCCGTCAGGCAAAAATGATATTTAATAAGATCGAAGAAATCTCTCTTAGCCCAAAAGCAGAATTATTAGCCCAAGCTATCACTAGAGTTTCAAAAAGTAATGATCAATGGACGATGGAGATTGGAAGAAGTAAAATAACTGCTCTTCCTCTTGGCGATGGTGAAAAACTCCGTGGATTTCGTTTCCAACGAATGATTATTGACGAACTTTTACTTATGCCTGAAAAAGTTCTTAATGAAGTTATTATGCCGTTCCTTTCTGTTGTCGAAAACCCTACAGAGAGACAAGAGATATTTGATTTAGAAACAAAGCTTATTGAGATGGGCGAAATGACTGAAGACGATAGAAAACAATGGCCAAATAATAAAATTATTGGTTTGTCTTCTGCGTCTTATAGGTTTGAGCATTTATTTAAGATATATTCTCAATATGAATCTCTAATTC